CAGCAGCAGCAGGTAAACACATTTAGGTTATCCTCAGAAATTCGTAGAATGGTTTACTTTGTTTTCCGTACTTCTCGTGATAATTAATAAAAGTAAAACCCAAAGCTCTTAACCATTTGATAGCAGAATCATTCTCTGCATATACAAAATTATATAAGACTTTGTAAGATTTCAACAAGCCATCTACCCATTCTCGACCTTTTCTTATTAGTTGTATTTTATATTTTTTATTACTAAATAATTCATCAGTACATATCATCCATATACAACCATCAGCAATAACACCACAAATACCCATAGGTTGATCATCATCACCTGCTATTGTCTGTGTTTTATCAGCCCATAAATATGATAGTCGTAGTGCTTCTTCTCCTTGATGTCCTGTTTGATACAAAGCTTCAAGACGATCCATCTTTCTCATGTTCTTACATACATAATCAAGATCTTGTAAATTAGATTTTCTTAAATACCCCATTAAACTCTTCTACTCCTCATATGGAACATAGCTTCATACTCAGCACTTGATAACTGTGTTGGAAGAAAGGTGTTATTTTTAACATCTATATTTACTCTATCGGCTCTACTCATAATTGGCACTCTAAACGTACCTGTTTCTAAATTAATCTGTCCAATAGCAGCAGAAGATGAACCTAATAAACGACCTGTAAATTTATGGGTTGATGTATCTCTATTCTCAGGGGTTACTTCTACTTGGAAGAATCCTGTATCTTCAAACTTAATATAAAAATGATGCAGTTGTAATCTGCCACTTATTATCTCACCTGCATTGTTACCACCACCTTCAGTTAGTCGTTGTTGACTAAACCTATAGTGCATTAAAAAAGGTTCACCAATAATAAATTTACTATTTCTAAAGTCTCCACTAGCTGTAATGGTTGCTGTAGATCCGTTTGCAGTGTTAGTAGTCTGCAATGCCTGTCCTGGTTTTAATGTTTTTGTATTACCTTGTGTATCAACAAAAGTACTTGTCTCTCCATCACCTAGATATCTACCAACAACAGACATCGCTCCATTTAATCTATAAGGAACTGTAAATGTAGAAACATCAGTACTAGAGTTATAAGCAACAGATACTCCTGTTGTCGCTTCTGTAACCTTATGATCTAAGTGATATTCAAACTCTGCATTAGCTTCTCTAAATTCTGCTTCAAAAGGTATCTTTTCTAAAGTCGTACCGTTTGCTTCTTCTACAACCATAAACAAATCAGTACCAATAAAATCAACGTTTTTGATAGATTTTGCAGAGTTAAGTGTAAAGGTAGACCAGCTATTTAATATCTTCTGAAAGTTATCTCCATACAACCATCTGTTGATGTACAGCTTATTAGGATTATCACTACCTAGCAGTATCAGTACATCTTCATTTGTACTTACAGCAATTTTGAATATATTACTTGGTATTAGTCTCGGTACATGGATAGTGATGTTGCTTGCATCTTTGATAGCGACATTTTCTTGCGTTATATATTCTCTCACACCTGCAAAACTACCCTTGTTAGTTAGATAGTAAATAGAACTACCAGAACCTACAGGTTGTGCTAAGTCACTAGACTCAAACTCTGTTGCTACAACTACGTTAGCTGTCTTTGGTGTTAAGGCATCAGATGATGAAGTAAGTACAAACTGTGTTTGATCTGAGAACAAGATCAGTTGTTCTCCCATAGTTACAGCGTATTTAAGAATCGCAACTTTTGTATGTGAAGCTGCAACGTCAATAGGATCTGAATCTATTACAGATAACACTGTTTCTGGAAAGAAGTTAAAAAACTCACTAACTCTGGATAAGACCGCATTATCATCAGCTAGAAAACCTAGCCTGTTTCTAAAGAAGAATACGTTATTAATTTTTCCACCAACAAAACTAGGACTAGGGGCAGAATCTAAATCACCTACAGTTCTTTCTCCCCATTTAGGTAAGGTATAACTTACACCAGATAATGTATAACTATCACCATCAACCCTTGCAAATCTAAAGTTACCATCAGCCTGTCTAATCAAGACATGGGGCATAGTGTCATAATTAAATTTATATGTAATACCAGGCATAAGAGTTTCTTCCCACTGCCCTTCTTCAAATGTTCCTCCGTTATTAGTGACAAACTTTACAAAGTAGTTATCAAAGTTAGTAGCTTCATCTCCTTTTACCTCTACGACATAACCATTAGGAGAGACTGTTGGTAGGTCAGTAAACCTTTGTACTGAATCTTTTACTACTGTTAGCTGTGTATTACCTTGAGAGTCATTACCATCAATAGAAAAGTTACTGCCATCATTCTTTTTAATATGAATAACAGGACCATTACGAGCAATAGTAAAACCTGATAATCCAGAGTTAAGACCAGATACTAAGTCAGTAGCAACTTGTGTTGTACTAAGTGTAGAGTCTGAAGTCGTGTCATCAGTAACAGTGACACCATCTACAGTGACTGAGTATGTAGTCTTATCTGAGACTTGATTTATAAAGACAACTGCTTGTGTGATATTACCTGCACTAACAGCAGAATCCATAGTAACAGTAACGCTTGTATTAACAACAAAGGTAAAGTCTGCAATAGTTACAGTTTTAATAACACTTCTAGGTGTGGATGTATTTAAATAGTTAGTTCCATCAGGTTTAGTAACAGTCTTTTCTGTACCGTCAATATCATAAACTTTTACATTACCGTTACTGAAGACAGCAACATACCTTTCATTAATATCTCTATTGATAGTTTGTATATGAACATTACCAACAGTACTGCTACTAAGAGTAGTTATATACTGTGTACCACTACGCTTTGTAAGACCCAACACAGGGTTGCTGTTAGCGTTATCTTGTATGTCTGCATGATCAGCTTGTTTCGTTGAGTCAGCAGCTTGTGAGATACCTCTAAGTAGTGTTGGGATTGCTCTTGATACAACTGCCATAATTATCTAATTAATGCTCTTGAAGGACTGTAAGTATCAAAGACACTTGTAAGACTAGGATCACCTCTTAACAGGTTGTGATCTGCATTGCTGAGATCTGTTTCCATCAGTATAGCTCTAGCTCTGGTTTCGTCTTGTTGTGTATAAGTTCTTAAGCCATCATCACTAACTAATCTATCAACAAACTTTCTTGCAGCTTTTATTGTTATATAATATCTAGCAGGTTCTGGTATCTCTGCAAAGCTTCTAAAATAAACAACTGTACATATTAAATCTTCTGTAAACTCATACTTATTATTTAGTCTGTCATATAGCTTCAAACCACGTTGTATTGCATCAATAGATGTGTGTTGATGAATGTTAGGGTCAACTCTTAAAACATCTGTAGAGAGGTTTACATTGTTAGATCCATCTCTTGTAAGAGTTACATCTATCTCTGTGTTAAAACTCCACCCTTCACTTTGTACTTCTTTACTAGTTTCATTAAGAGTACTTTGTGCAAGTTTTACATCAACAGGAAGAGTACCTGTTAAGGAGTTTACTGGTGCTTCTCCTATAGCAGCCAACATAATGTTGATGCTTTCTAGTTCTGTTGTGGCTGCTGTTGTCATTATTTCTTAGCAGTCTTGGCTGCACGTTTAAAGTTTGCTGCTGTTGGAGAACCTTTAGTACCAGGTTTTCTCATCTTTTCACCAGATCCAGCAGCGATTCTTTTACGCTTGGCATGGATGTTGGCATATAAACCTTTTCTTTTTATTTTTAAAGAATCTCTACCACTTTTCTTTTTCTGTGGTGGTCTTCCTACTTTCTTACCGTAAGTTCCTTTTCCTTGTGGCATGATTTTCCTTAAGAGATGAAAAAAAGAAGGAGTACCCATTGCTGAGTACCCTTCTGTATGTAGTTAAGAAGCAGATAGCTTGATTGTAGCTGCACACTCAGGACGGAGGATTCCATGACCAAGAGCATACTTAGCAACCATCAATGTACCTTGATACATGATTCCATAATCAGAACCAGATATCTCAGTTTTCATATCCATAAGTTTTACAGTACCAACTGCTGACTTGTGGAATACAAGACCGATAGTTTTGCTGTCATCACCAATGTAGGTGTTGTTTGATCCAGCTAGTTCGTTAGTGTCTGATGCACCAGGAGCTTTGTTTGTTTGAGGTACGTTGTTACTCATCATTACAGGAATACCTGCAACCATTTGTACTTTACCTGAAGCAAAAGATCCGTTGCCACCTGGGTTGAAGTCAACATCAACTGTTCTTGTAGCAGACTCAGCTAATTTGTAGTACTCAGCAGGTGGAAGTACACAGAAACGATCTGTTGTAGGAATGTCTCTTTCGTCAAATGCTTGAGCGATGTCATAGATAGCTCCTGCTATCTCATCACCTGTTACATCTGAAGAAGCTGTATTACCGTTAGCAAGTGTAAGAACTGTACCGCCAGATCCACCAGTAAGTGTAGTTGAAGCTCTGGAAGCATTAGCTATACATTTAGCTACGTTTTGATCGTATCTTTTGGCAAGAGCCTTACCTAGCTCAGTTGCATAAATCGACCTAATATCGTAATGGTTTTTGAGTTCTTCT